TAGCTTTCTGCTCTTTTTTGTTTCTATCTATGTAGTATAACTTCCAAGATTCAAATTCTTGCATACTCATAGACTTTCTAAGAGCATCAACTGTCATTCCTAAATCAAGAGCAAGTCTAAACTCAAAAGCCAACTCCTCATTATTCTGGAAACTGAGAGGCTATAGAAGCCTGATCCTCCTTAGTCCAAGCCATACACCTGTAGATACCTATAAGAACTTTATCTACAATAGATGGTGTGGCTTTACTATAAAACTCCTCAACCTGATCTATATCCTCAAACTGTGGCTCTTTTAAGCCTTTAAGTAATAAATGTTTTTCAAATAAAACTTCATCTCTTACTCCATCTTTCTCTGAAAGTTCATTAATTTCTACTGCATCAGCTTTAGTTAATCCTGTAACTAATACTGTTGCATCCCATTCAGGTATCTCAATTTCTTTCTCAGGTAGAGATGGTGCATTAGATATATCATCTAAGCTAAGTCTTTTCATTAATGCCTCCTGTATAAACTACTTATATATTAAGCAGTTGTTTCAGTTACATCTCCAGAAACTTGAAAAGATGCAGTAAAGCTAACAGCTCCACCTACATCTGGAGTTCTATCATAAGAAGTCATGATAGCTTCTCCTGTAGCTTTAGGATTTCCTCCTGTAGTTCCAATTGGATAGAACTCAAAAGATCCCTCAACACCAAGTATTCCAGATAAGTAACCATCAACAGTAGCATCAAAAGATCCTGAGATTGTTATGGTGGAGTCTTTCAACCCAGATACATAAGCCTTACTGCTATTTGAAAATGCAGATACCTCAGCTACATCAGCAGTTCTTGAAATAGCAACATCTGTTAAAACATCAGAGATATCTCTTAAAGTTCCTCCAGAATCATCTATTTTAAAAGCTGCATTCTTTCCATGTGTAAATGTTGGCATTTATCTTTCTCCTATTTTCCTTAATTTATTTATGTGCAAAACCTACAGCAGCAGTTATTGAGCCTGTTCCTCCAAAAGTTAGAACTGCTCTTGCATACTGATTAGGATTAGTTGCACTTGTTATAAGCTCAGATGTAGTTCCTGTTGCTTGAGTAAAAGTTATATAATCACTCCAAACAGCTTCATCTGTGCTTGTTTGTATTTTAACATCTAATGTTGGGCTTCCAGAACTTACTGTACAATGCAAAACTCCTGCACCACCATTAGTACCTGCAGCTCCAAAATCAACTGATGCTTCATTAGAGCTACCTGTTACAGCAGTTGGAGTCAATAAAGACTTACCATTATAAGCATCTCCATCAAATTGAAATGCTACTGCTACTGCAACAACTGAGCCTACATCTGCACTTCTGTCATAAGAAGTTCCTATTGTGTTTCCAAAAGATACAGCATTCCCTCTGGTATATCCAATAGGTGCAATAGAGAATGCTGATCCAGATCCTCCTAGCTGAGATAAATATTCAGCATCTGCATCAGGATCTGAGCTTTCAAAATATCCAGATAAGGTAGCTGTGCCATCCTTTAATCCAGATACATAAGATTTTGAATTTGAAGTGAAAGTACTTGTTTCACTCACATCTGCTGTTAATGATAAAGCTGCATCTGTAAGAGTAGTTGATAAGTTTGTATTATCTAATAAAACTACTGCATTTTTTCCATGATTAAAAGTAGGCATCTACTATTCCTCCTCCTCTTTCATCATTTTACTATCAAACTTTATTGCTGCATTATTCTTAATCAATGCTTTAGCTATTTTATCTGGTAGATCAAGAACTTCTCCTGCCTCTACTCTTTTATCTTTTTTATCTAGTGAAAAATCACTTCCTAATAATATTTTTACTTTCATTATGCAATTACCTCTACATTAAATGTTACACCTAAGAAACTTGTTCCCTGTGTTACTTCATACTCTCCATAATCAGTTGCACTTACTACTCTAACAGACATAGCTGCACCTCCCAAAGTAGGATCTGATTCTATTGCTGCTTTAACAGAAGTTGCTCCTGATGAAGCTAAATAACCATCTACTGTATCTTGAGAAAGTTGAGCATCTACTCTTGATATATACACTATAACAGGTATCTCATAGGTATCTGCACCTCTTGCCATTGTTGAGTCATAGTTTAAAGAATTTATAGGAGCTACTAGAGCTATAGGTGGCTCAATCCAATCAGGAACATACTCATAAGCAGTTAATCCTGATATAGTTTCTAAATTAGTTTTTAATCCATCTCTTATTGAAGTAAGTAAAGCCATTATTTAACACTCCTAGCTATATCTTTTGCTATTAATCTTAACATATACTCTGCACCCTCTTTAATCTCTTTTTGTTTCTCATAGACTACACCACCAATAAATGGCTTCATCTTTAAACCTCTCTGGCTTATCTTTCTAGCTACCAAGAAAGCATTTATCTTAGGAGTTCCTCTCCTAGCCCACTTATACAAACTTGTTCCCTCTTGATAAGGTGGAAAGAATGGTTTAGTTCTTTTAACAGGAGAAAATCCTCTATATATAGGCTTACCATGAATAAATGGTGCATAAGGTGCTGATGTAGCCAATTTAAAGCCCTCTGACATCCTTAGTCTATTAGTTTGCCTTAACTTAGCTGTAAATACACTTCTCCTAGTTGTACCTGTGTTTTTATTGCCTCTCCCTGCTTGTGATCTAGGAGATGGCTTATTTTCTAGTGCATTAAGAGAATCATCTTTTAATTCTTTAGCTAATTTATTGAAATAATCTACTGATCTTTTATTCCAGATAGATTGTGAATTGATTGCTCTAGATAAATCTAAAGCTCCATTTAGAGTGAGTTTCATACTCCATACTGTCTTTGATTATTAACAGCAGTAAGTCCTGTGTATGGTCTGCCTGATGCAAGAGTTATTGTTGTCTTTTTAAATCTTTTGCAAAGTGTTTTAACATCTGGATCTAGTTCTGATAAGAATATTACAGGAGCTTGTCCTGTTTCAGGATTACCACTAAATCCCATTGGAGAATTCTTTCTCTGCCAAAATCTAGCTGATTGAATTAATGCAGCTTGAGTAATTGCTTCAGGTATATAACTTCCTGCATTATGTTGATCTGGAAATCCAAAAGTTGCTGTAACTTTTAAACCTTTAGGAAAGTGTGTTGGTAATACTTTCCCTCCATTTTCAATAGCCATAACTATTTTATAGAATGGCATTGTTGGAATTAATTTATCTGAGTTAAGAGGATATAAATAAAAATCTGTGTTTAGAACAAGTGTTTGGTCATCTGTACCATCCCCATTAAGAGTTTTAACTACTAATCCTGTAGTTGTTGCAATATCATCTACAAAAGCATAATCTGCAAATTCACAATCATAATATCTATCCTCTGTAGTTTCTGTTTGTATAAACTCTCTACCACAGAAATCATCAATGGCTCTACAAGCAGCATTAATAGCTATATCAATGTTTGTATCTTGTCCTGTACCACTAAGCCCAAGCCAAGTCTTAACATCTGCTTTATCTACATACTGAGTATGAGCCATTTAGATTACTTATCCTCTTCTGGTTTTACTGCTTTATTTTCTACTTTTTTCTTTGTAGCTTTCTTTTTTGGTTTTTCCAATTCTACATTAGGAACAGGATCACCAACTTTTGCTACTAACACAGCAGAACTAAATGGAGATTTCTCTCCTTTTGCATATTTATGTGTTTTATTACATTTCCAAACTGTATCTTTTGGATTTGTTATTTTTTCCATATTTTCCTCTTCTTCATGAAAAGCAGAGCTCATAACTTCAGTTGTCATAACAAAAGAATGGCTCTGCTTTTTCATTTAATATTTTATTCTACATCTAGAATTCTTGTGAAAGAAGCAATTCTATATACAGCTAAAGCATATCTTAAAGATGCTTTAATTGTAAGAATGTCTTTGCCAAAATCACCATCAGCAGCAGAATCTGAAATTTGTAATTCCATTCCTCTTCTGAATACATGATTTACAGCAAGTCCTCCACCAAATTTTCCAATAAGAACATCAGTATCAAGACCAACAGCTGATCCTATTTGTGTTGATTTAACAACAGGTAATCCCCAAATTGTTGGACTTCCTGCCATAGCAGAAGCTCCAAGCATAAAGTTGTCATTACCATCTACTTGACCTGCTAATGCTTCATAAGCAGCTGGGCTCATAACAATAGCATCTGGGCTCATTTGTCCATTTGCTTCTACATCTTTGATACCCTCAAGAATTGTTCTTAACTTACCACCAACTGTGCTAGGATAACTTCCTGCACTATAAGTGATTGAATTAATACCACTTCTTTGAACTATTCCCTCAATTGCAGGGCTAACTCCTGAGCCACCAAGAACTTGTTTTTCAAGTTTTTGCATGACATGGTTAGCTAATCTGCCATCAAAATATGCTTTTGCACCTGCTTGATCTTCAAGCAATTCTGCAGTTATTGGTAGAGTTGTAATGAATTTTCTTACAGGCTCTGTAACTGCTGAATAAGTGAAAGCATCTTCTGGAGCAGCAGATCCCTCAGCTGTTTCTGCAGCATTGTTTGTTGCAGTTTCTGCTAAGAAGTAATAAGTTGTTTGATCTGTATTGATTGTATCAATAAGATTCAAAACAGGATTTGGATCTGGCTCTGCAGGAGGAGCTACTAGTTGATAAACTGTATCTCTAGTCCATACAGAAGTTGTTAATGTGTTTTTTTGCTCAAATGGAGCTCTTTCTGATTGGAATGGAATATTTTTAATTCCACCATCAACAAAAGACTTATAAGCATCTGATTGTAAAAATTCAGCACCAAGAGATTTTGGAGCTTCAACTTCAGGATCACCATAAACAGGCATATTTCCAGAAATTTTTTGAGAGTTTTTTAATTCCTCTTTATTAGCATTCTTTACACCCTCAAGATCTGTTAATTCACTAATCTTTGAGCCAAGTTCTGCTAACTCATCATTTCTCTTTTTAATTTCCTCTTTTTGGTCTGAGGAAAGTTCTGACATATCTTTTACAGAATCAAATATCTTAGCAAGTTCTTCTGATTTTTGAGCTTTTTCAGCTCTCATATCTTTTAATGTTGCCATTATATATTTCTCCTATTTAATTATTTTCCATTAAGTTCTTTTGAACTTCAATGAATAGCTCATCATCTTTAACAGGATCATATCCATATTCAGCTAAGACATCATCCAACTTGTTATAAATTGCATTTAATCCAGATAAATATGTTTGTATCATCTCTGTAGATTTTGAGCTTAATGTCTTTTTTTCAGAGTTCCTAAGAGAAGCAAGATCCTCTATTCTCTCTGTGAATGCCTTTAGCTCCTCAAGAGAAGCTACAGCTTGTTCTCCAAGTCTAAGTCCCTGTTGGGCTTTGCTGATACTTGCATCAGTATTACTTGAAACTTCTGGCTCTGTAGATATTTCCATCTCTGCTTTGATTTCATCATCTACAGGCTCTAAACCTGATTTAAGAGCTTGTACAAAACTGTTCTGTTGAGCTCCTACTAGCACAGGAGAAACCTCCCATACTTTTACATCCTCTAATACTCTTACAGGAACTTCCTCTCCTTTAGAGTCAATATGAGTTCCTTTACTTGATTTCATAACTTGAAATCCATAAGAGAATTGTTGCATATCTTGCATTTCTTTAACTGTGTTATAGGCTTCTTTCCCTGCTTCTGTATTAAGAAAATAACCTTTAAAAACAGCTTTTTGATTATCTGTTTCTATGATGCCTCTACCAATTACTTTGCTCCAATCATGATTCCAGACTAATGGAACTTTATTCCCTGTATATCCTGATCTTAATGCATTGGCTTTTGTTACATCATTATCACTATCAATAGTGTCAAATAATGAAAAAACTGCCTCTATATATCTTTTATCTCCATCCTCTTTTAGCTCAATAGGAGCATTCTTAAAAGAAAGATTCTCTGGTCTTTTTACTTCACTCATCTATTACCTCAATATATGCTTCTGTACATCTACAATTAGCAATTAAACCTATAGGAGCATTTGGATCTCTAGGTCTATCTAACTTAATACCATTATACAGATAAAAGCTATTCAGAGGAACTCTTTGATTGTCTAGCTCAAAGTGTGCTTCTCTTACAACTCCATCTCTTCTTGAAACCCATTCTTTTTCTAATGTTTTACCTGTAGCTTTTGCAGATCTTTCTTGAGCCCAAGATGAAACCTTACCAACTTCTGTTCTAGCAATATTTTTAGCTCTACCTAAGTTTTGGCCACCTAATACAGTATTAATCTTTTTAGCTAATTCATTAAAGAACTTCTCTCCCTCTGGAGTACCTGCAATAGGAGCAACAATTCCTAAATCTTCAAACTCTTTTAATGTATCTGTAATGACTTTTGAAACTCTCTTCTTTGTAGTTGCATTTAAGTCATTCATAACTTTTTTAGCATTTTCTTGTATAAATCCTGCTGCTTTGCCATCTTGAAATACTGATCCAACATCTGCAGGAACATTTCTTTGTCCTCTATAAAAACCATCTTCAACAATCTTCTTTAATGTTCTTCCCTCTGGTAATAATCCTGATAATGTGCCAAATACAGTTCTAATTGCTTGTTCTTCTGGTATTGTTACATCTAAATCAACAGGATCTGCTGCTTTAAAGTTATCTTGTGCAGGAAAAAGATTGTCCCAAGTCCTAACTGAAAAATCATCTGCTACAGAATAGAAAAATGGTAGTAATTCTTTGTCAAATTTAGAATTCTCTAAAAATAAATCAATATTTGTATTTAGAGTATTTATATCATTACTAGCTTTAGATATATTTGATAAAGCTCTTTTCTGTCTATTTAATTCTTTTGCATAAATATCAGACATAAAATTGCTCCATTTATTTTGTAAATCATCTATAGCTTTCCATAATTCTTTCTTTTCTATTTCTGATCTATAGTGTTTTACAGTAGGAAGTCCTAAAAATTTAACAGTTGGCTCTTGCCATCCAAACAATGGATAATTTGTTATTTTTTCTTTAGGTTTTTTTGGTTTTTTAGGTTTCTTAGGTTTTTTATATTTAGTATCTACTTCATCATCTGTTTCTTGTTCTTTAACCTCTGGCTCTATTGAGGTTTCAGCAAATTCTGTAGGAACATCATGATACATAGTTACTTCTGAGCCATCTACAGGAACTTCTGCAATAGTCATATTTCTTACAAAGTAATCTCCATTATCTAAAGCAGGAAGTTGTGTTGCTTGTCTAGCTTCATTAACAGTTACAAACCCTGCATTAAAGCCTGTAACAATTCTCTGCATAGTTGCATCCTCATCTTGTGATAAAGCTCTAACATCTGAGATATCATACTTAAAGCAGTATGCTGTATTGTCCTCAAAGTCTTGTAATAATAATTGTTTTGTAAATTCATTAGCAAAGTGATTCCACATAGGAATTAACTTCTGTTCAGTAAAGAACTCTCTTAACTCTTTAGCATTAGAGTAAGTTGCTCTCTCTAGTCCTGAGCCTAATCCTGCTAAGATTGCAGGAACACCAAGCACAGCAGATATTCTCTCCTCATTAATGTATCTAAGTTTCCCTATCTCTAAATCTTTAGGAGAAAAAGAAAGAGTTTTAATATCAACTTCTCCACCAGATATTACTAATGGTCTACCTCTGTTCTCTCCTCCAAATCTCCTACCAAATACCTCTGCAATATTTTCTGCTTCATCACTTGTCATTGATAAGTCATTCTTTGGAGATATAACAACACTAGGAACACCTGTATTCTTAACTAAAGCTGCACCCATCTGTGAAGCTGCTGCATCTCCTAAAACTTCAACCATTACTGATCTAAGAGGAGATAATCCTCTCCTGTGGTTTCTAGGATCTATTCTCTCTCTTAAGTGAATCATATCCTCTGGCATTATCTCTAATGTGTTGCCTTTTTGTTTATATTGATACTTAGT